TCCACCATTTAATTTAAAATGGGAAAGTCCACCATTTGCACAAATTCAACCAAGATTTGCAGAGTTTGACGTGCCACCAGATAGTAATGCAAATTTCGCATTTGTTTTGTCGGGTGTGCAAAAAGCAGATAAATGTGTGTTTATTCTTCCACAATCAGTTTTACAGTCAAAAGAAGAAAAGGAAATACGCAAACAGCTAATCTGTAAAAATTACGTTGAAGCAGTTATAGTGTGCCCCGACAGTATGTTTGAAGCTACAGGAGTAGGAACGTGTATTTTGGTATTAAACAAGCACAAGGCAACAGCAACAGTTGAATTTATTGACTTAAAAGAAAAATATCAAATAGAAGAGCGTGAGCAAAGAGGACAGTATGGTGGCAAGGCTCATACAAATAGAGTTTATAAAAAGCAATACAAGGTTTTTTCAGAGGAGACAATAATTGAAGCTTTACAGTGGATATCTGAGAGAGCGAGCATTCCGGGATATTGTAAAAGTGTACCAATTAAAGAAATAGAAGAAAATGAGTATACCTTATTGGCTGGACATTACATAGAGATTGTTTATGAAGAAAATGTTCATAGGAGTTATGAAGAAATAACAAAAGACATTAACAGAATAGTCAAAGAAAAGAATGCGTGCAAATTGACAATAAATGAAAGTTTGGCTAAATCAATGGGATTTGATGTTGCTTTATATAAAAAAGATGCTGAAGACAACAAGGAATTTAATGAAATATTGAAAAAATTAGGAGCAGAACCAATCATTAAACACAATTATTTTGCTACATCAAAAAATAAAAATGAAATAAAGTTTGAAAATGCAAGTAAGGAAATTTTGTCTAGCGTTTTAATAATGATATTAAATAGTTGGAAGCAACACATCTACTATTTAAATCAAGAAGAAAATCGGTATTTGTCAGAATTAAGAGATGCGTTATTACCAGATTTAATGAGTGGAAAAATAAATTTGTGAAGAAATAATTAGCCGAAAAACGTTGACAAACCTCGTGCTTTACAGCACAAGGAAAACCTCGAAAAAAGAAGTATCATTATGGTATCAAAACGAAAGGAGCAAAGGAATGATACAGACAACCATTAGGATACCAAAGGAGTTACACCAGAAATTAAAAGAGCTGGCGAAGAAAAAAGGATTAACAATTAATGCTCTGATAGTTCAGACATTATGGAAGTTATAGGAGGTGTGAATATGGGGGAAAGAATGACAGTAAAGGAAGCTGCAGCATTATTAGAATGCTCTCAGGAAACAATAAGGCTGGGATTGATTGCAAATGTGTATAAATTTGGTTATGCGGTTAAGACTTCATCAAAATATACATACGTTATTATGAGAAATAAATTTTATGAAGAAACTGGCATAGAAAGGGGTGATTGAATTGGTGGGAGCAATTAACAGCTTAAGAAACTTAAGGCAGACCTGCATTAAGTATTCAGGAAGTTGTAAGAGCTGTCCCTTGGGCAGACAGATGAACATTAATAACACTTTGTGTCCGCATCTGACTAAGCCAATTAGTTGGACGGATGAAAAGACTACCGAAATGGTAAGAAAGATTGGAGGATAAGGATGATTATTGTAGACAAAAACAAGGTAACAATGGCAGGTCCTGATGAATTAATTGAATGTGAGGCAATGATATTTGTGGAGGCTGTAAAGAGGTATTTTATTAAAAAGCATGGTGAAAACATAGGAAAGGAAATGTTTGAGATGTTGCTGGAATGTTCTGTGATGTCGGATGAAGAAGCTGAAAAGCGTGCAAGAGAAAACAAAAATAAACTGTCAAGAGAAGAAAATGAAATGTTGAATAAATTCATACATTTAATGTTCAGTTAGGAGAGCTTATGGAAACAAACAAAAGACTTGAAGTAAAAGAAGTTAAAAGAAAAGAGCCTGAATATACACCACTACATTCAAGCTCATACAAAAACAAACCACTTAAAGATTACCACATTATCGCTGAAAAGTACAGAGTACTTAACGGATTCAAGAACGTGGTAATAGGAGTAATTACAGGAGCAGTGATGTTAGTCAATGGCTGGATTGAGGTAGACAGCAAGACAGGGCAGTTACTTGTGGCTCTGGGAATGGTAATACTGGTTACATTGATGATGCACTGCACAGATGAAATTCTTAATGAACAGGTTGATTAGAAATGGTTACAAGAAAGAAATTTGCAAGTAAACCTGAATGGCTTCTTGCAAGAAAGGGAAAGATAGGTGGTTCTGATGCAGCAGCAGTGTTGGGACTTAATCCCTACAAGAACAATGTGGAGTTTTGGAATGAAATGGTTGGAATAACCAAGCCAAGAGACATATCAAATGAACCGTATGTAATATATGGAAGCAGGGCAGAGGAACACATAAGAGCAATATTTGCATTGGACCACCCGGAATACAAGGTTGAATACTTTGGTGATAACATGCTTCTCAATGACAAGTATCCGTTTGCTCACGCATCACTTGATGGAGAACTGACAGAACTTGAAACCGGGAGGAAGGGCATATTTGAATGCAAGACCAGTGAGCTTTTTGGTTCAATGCACAAGGAAAAATGGGATGGTGAACACATCCCGGACAATTATTACATACAGGTGCTTCATTACCTGATGGTGACGGAATATGAGTTTGTCGAACTCAGGGCACAGATAAAGAGTGTGTGGAATAAGAGCATAAGACTAATCACAAAGGATTATCACATTGAAAGGGCAGATGTTGAGGAAGACATTGAAATAATAAAAAGGTCAGAAAGGGAGTTCATGGAGCTTGTGAAAAAAAGAAAAAAGCCGGCTCTCATTCTGCCGGAAATTTAAAACAGGAGGAATACCAAAAAGATGGAATTAAAAATTTACAATCCAACAATGGATAATGCACTAAAGCACATTGATTGGAACTTTGAGGAATTAAAAAAGGAAGTTACTGAAAAGGCAAACGTGTACAAGTCATTGGTGTACACGGATGAAAACATAAAGGAAGCAAAGGCTGACAGGGCAACACTTAATAAGTTCAGCAAGGCATTAAATGACGGAAAGAAAGATGTCAAGAAGATGATGCTTGAACCATACAGTGTATTTGAAGGCCAGGTAAAGGAACTGATTGCAATTGTAGATGAGGCAAATGCCAACATTGACAGTCAGGTAAAGGCTTATGACCAGAAGAAAAGGGAAGAGAAGCTCATAAAGGTTGAGGAGATATATGACAGGACCTTTGCAAGTGCCGAAGAGCTGAAGGAGATACTCACATTCAAACGTGTTTTCAAGGAAAGTTATCTGAATGTGACAACAACATTAAAGTCAATAACCAATGATATGGAGCATATGAGAGACAGTGTAAGACACGACTTGGAAGTCATTAATGCTGAAACTGGTGAATATCAGTTTGAAATGAAACAGAAATACATTGAAACCCTCAACATTACAGAAGCATTGATGGTTAAACAGACATACGAGGAAAATGCAAGAAGAAAAGCCGAGTATGAGGCAAGAAGAAAGGCAGAGCTTGAGGAAAGACAGGCAAGAGAAAAGGCAGAAGCCGAAAAACTTGCAGAGGCAGGAAAGAAGGAACCGGAGCAGAAGCAGGAAAGTGTTTTACAGACTGTTGAGGAAGAGGCACAGGAAGAAAGAACAGAAGAAAATCAGGAAGAGAAAACACACACAATAGTAATCAGGGTGTGTGGAACAGGAAAACAGCTCAATGCATTGGGTGAGTTCCTTACGAAAAACAACATTAAATATGAGCAGATACAGTAGGAGGAAATGAAATGGCAGTATCAAACAGTTTGGCAAAAAGACAAGAAACAAGTTTTACGGCATATTTGAAAAATGATGCAGTAAAGAATCAGATTAATGAGGTTGTTGGTGGAAAGAACGGAAAGAGATTCATCAGTTCAATAGTAAGTGCGGTTGGAAACAATCCAACATTACAGGAATGTCAAAATTCATCAATAGTAAGTGCAGCATTGCTTGGAGAGAGTCTTAATCTATCTCCAAGTCCACAGCTTGGGCAGTATTACATGGTTCCGTTCAAGGATAACAAAACAGGAACAAAGGTGGCACAGTTCCAGCTTGGATACAAGGGCTACATTCAGCTGGCAATCAGATCAGGACAGTACAAGAAGTTAAATGTGCTGGCAATTAAGAAAGGTGAGTTAATCAGATTCGATCCACTTAATGAAGACATAGAAGTAAATCTCATTTCAGATGAAAATGAGAGAGAAAAGGCAGAAACAATTGGCTATTATGCAATGTTTGAGTATGTCAATGGATTCAGGAAGGCAATGTACTGGTCAAAGGAAAAGATGAAGGCTCACGCAGTGAAGTATTCACAGGGATATGCATCAGACTTGAAGAAGGGAACGAAGTGGACCTTCTGGAGCAAGGACTTTGACGGAATGGCATACAAGACAATGTTGAGACAAATCATAAGCAAGTGGGGAATAATGAGCATTGACCTACAGACAGCACTTGACAGCGACATGACAGTAATTAATGAGGATGGAACACATACATATGTGGAAACAACACCTGTTGAGCAGTCAGAAGATGAAACTTATGAGGAAGTAGTGGAGCAGACAGCAGAACAGACAGTTGAGGAAACAGAGAGTGTTCCAGAAGAAAAGAAAAACAATGAGGAACCGGCTGAAAACAAGGTTCAGACAGAATCAAAGCCATTCTTCAATTATTAAAAAACAGACAGTCATAAATCAAAATATATATCACAAAATTGTAAGACCTGCCACCTGAATGGTGGCAGGCAGA